GGACGGCGACACACGAGAGTTTGCTGACTTCTTAAGATCAATGGGAATTGACCCTGATTCTGTTCATAGAGACAACATGATGGCGGCGTTATCCGAAGAAGGCCTGATGGATCAGGTTCTTGAGAACATGGAAAACGCTCAAGAGTTTTACATTGCACAAATTGATAAGGTTGCCTCAGCAACAGGGCAAACCGCTGAACAAATTGCTGGCTTTATGGAAGCCTTTGGGATTGACGGTTACTCTAATCTAAACTTAAGCGGTGTTTCAGTGCTCGCTGGTTTGCATGCTTTAGACCCCATGGATAGAACACAGTCTTTTGTGGGTGACATTGATTTTGCTACAAGCGCTATTGGTCGATCAAGTAGAAACGCATCAGCCAATGCTGCGTACAATGCCTTCATTCAAGGTGGCATGACGGATGAAAGTGCCTTACTGGACTTCATTGAGAAAGGGGCTGTGGCTGAGGTTGCTCAGGGAGGCTCTGCCGATTTGGCTGGCTTATCAATGTTGTTGTTCTTGCAAGAAGCCCAAGCAAGAGGCGACTTTGGAAGCACAGACGTTATGGCTAATTTCGGTATTGGTGGTCAGATTGAGAGTCAAATCTCTTCTCTCGCTCAAGCCCACGGCGTATCAGTTGGAGATCTTGAATTGGCATTAGCCGAAGGTGGAACTTTAGGTGTGGACAACTTCCTTAAAGATACAGAGGCTAAACGAAGTGTGTACAAGAAGGGGATCTTTGAAGGAGATATATCTGCTTTAGGTACGGTCATGGACACCGAGCAACAGAATGCTTTCATGCGATATGCTAGGCAACAACTTATTGATGTTTCAGGGTTAGAGGGCAGCGACCGAGCATTAGGGTATTCTGCTCAAAACCAACTACAAACCCTTGAACAAGTTGAGGCACTGGCCGGAGAAGGCGCAAGTCAATTAATGATTGATTACCTAACAGAGACCGGACAATACGAAAAAGACGCAAACGTACTATTACAAGAGATTGTCAACAACACCAAGTTACCTCCTCAGATTTTGATTGAGGGAGGCGTTGATGAAGGCGCTGGGGTCGCTACGTTACGAATTGACGTTCAGCAAATTGTTGAGGGTATTGCCGCAGAGAATCCAGATAGTTAGGAGTTTTAGATGCCTAGAATAAAAACAAGTTTTGTAAGTCTTGGATCAAATAGCGGACAGCCTTCTCAAATAAGGACCGCAAATCCTTTGCGTGCAAAATTAACAACACAGGGTCTTTTGGATGACGACGGAAACGATGCAAACATAGAAGTAGTTTTTCCGTTTGGTCCGAAAGACATATCACATGATAAAATTGAGGCAAGGTTTAGAGAGATTGCCCGACCTGGTAAGCAACCTTTGCTAGTTAAAGAAAATGAACAACTAAGAACAGTTAGTTTTAGTGCGGTGCTAGCCCATAAAGAGTCTGGTGGTGTTTTGCCTGTTGATGATTTGTTAGGTCAGATAGAAACTATTGCTGCTAATGGGTATAAGTGTAAGTTTATTTATGCCAATACTGCTCTGTCTTATTTCGTTAAAATAACTAAGTTAAGTTACAGTATTCAATATCGAGATAATGAAGGTTTGCCAATTAGGGCAGAAGTGTCCTTTCAGTTAACTGAGGCACCGATATTCAATCCAGACATTGTTCTTTTGAAAGCGATTTATAGAAATCCAAACATAACAACAGATCCTCCACCGGCCCCCGAACCACCTGAAGATGAGATATCTCAATACGAATGGTCGTCAATGCAACAGCCTGCTAGGTTTGCACAACTGTTAGAAAAACATGGTATCGGACCGGGAATGACATCAACTCCAAGTATGTCTAAGATTGACTATCTATACGAGCAGTCTAAGTCAGACGTAGTTCCAACAGTGTTTAGGGCTAGTTAAAAGTTAGGGTAATTTTATGACAGTTACTGTAACTACTAGCGTGGACTCGCTAAGGATTGGTGAAATAGGGGACAAGATTGTTGAAATTCGTGATTCAGTTACACGTCTTCAGTATGACTTGTCAGCCTCAATGGTTAGCCAGATCAGCGTAACTGTCCACGACCCGCAACTTCAAATGCATAATAACAATTATTTTATGATTGGCCGAACAGTGCACTACCTTAAACAAAAGTTTGAGATAGCCGATGTTACTATAACGCATGACTCTATAGACACCACATCTTTTATTGCTAGATTGCAAGCAACTCAAAAAATGAGAAGAGACAAAGGGCAAAAGTCTTTTGGAAATACGTCTCCTTCTGAATTTGCGGCAGCGATGGCAGCAAAGTTTGGTTTGAAAATATTTGCAGAAGACAGTCCTAGGAACGGAACAATTGTTCGAGAGTCAAATAAAAATAAAGATGAGTCAACTTTTGATGTTTTGCAAAGGCTAGCCAGAGATTTAGACTTTAGATTTTTTGAGGCAAAGGGAGTTTTATTTTTCGCTTCTGAAGAATTCATTGTAGAAAATTCAGACAAGTTTGAATTAAACGTTCCTTCTGAAGAAACTGATCCACACTTTATTTTAAAAAGCACTCTTAAAAGAAGCACTGACACTAAAAAAGCAGCCTCAGCGCAAATAACTTTACTTCAAAGCCCATCCTCGTTGTCAATCTACCCCGGTGCGGCTTTTAAAGTACTAGGCGTATCGCATTTTGACAAAAGTATTTTTATGGTTGATAAAGTTGCTTTTAATGCCGGACCAACTGCAAACATAACAATCAGTGGCACTTCTGTGTTTGAATCAGATGATGTTGCATGCGCACTTGAGGTATTCAAGCAAGGCTCAAAAGGCGAGTGTGTGAAAAGGATACAAATGGTTTGCAATACCACGGCAGATGGTATATGGGGTCCAATCACACAAANNTTAAATGGGTTGACACAAGATGGTATTTGGGGTCCAGAAGAATGGGAGAAAATCCAAGGAAACTTTGTAAAGCCAAGCCCAAGTGGGTCAGGTTCATCTAATACTACAGCAGAAGATTGGAGCGGTAGTGAAGAGAATGACATGGCTGATCCAGATGATATGGTTGAGGGAACAGGAGTCAATACGCCACCAATACCAGATAATTGGAGACGATACTTAATAGATATTAATTATCAAAGCAATTTCTATGGAACTGGGCAACCTAGTCGGCCTACAGCGCCACCAGACTGGCGATCAAGGATCACTGATGCGATAGGACATGGACCAATATAATGGCACGAAGAAATTCACGAAACACTAATTACACCACAGGCTTTAGGCCTTCTGGAATTTACAACGGGGTTGTTGCGAAAGTTAATGGAAATCTAGTTGACGTAAAGATACCACGCATTGGTTTGGAAAACGTTTACTTTGACTGTCCGATTATTGGACCAACCCCTAGTGTGGGCGATAACATATTTGTTGGTTTCATTGAGGGCCAATCATCAACTCCTGTTGCATTCACTAGCAATGACGTGAACACGGGCGACATCGACTCTGTTGTTGCTGGTACGGCTTTAAGTGGTGGGGGATCTTCAGGCGATGTTACACTAAACTTTGCGCCTTCAGAACTTTCGTCCGCCACAGTTTCTACGTCTGACAAAATTGTTATTGCAGACGCTGACGATAGTGACAACCCTAAGACTGTTACGGTTCAGTCAATCGTTGATCTTTCTCCGGGTGACATTACAGGTGTTACTGCTGGGACTGGTATAAGTGGTGGTGGTACGAGTGGATCGGTCACACTAAACTTTGCTCCGTCAGAACTTTCTTCTGTAACAGTCGCTACCGATGATAAGGTTGTTATTGCTGATACAAGCGATAGCGATAATCCTAAGCATGTTACTGCTCAGTCTATTGCTAACCTTGCTGCATCGACGCCGGGTGGATCTACAAGCCAGATACAGTACAACAACTCTGGGTCTTTTGCAGGTTCGGCTAACTTTACGTTTGATGGAACATCTACGGTTACGTTAACTAATACTGACGCTGGCTCGGAAGCGGCACCGATTATTGAGTTATACCGAAATAGTGCTAGCCCTGCTGATGCTGACTACATAGGTCAGATCAAGTTCCAAGCCGAAAATGACGCTGATCAAAAAGTCGTGTACGCCAAACTCACTGGCAAGATTGACGATGCTTCTGATACAACTGAGGACGGCATTCTAGAACTCATGCTTAAAAAAGCAGGGGCGAATAATATCGCAATGCGCTTCAACTCCACGACTATGAAGTTACTGAATGGTACGGGCATAGAGGTTAATGGTGCTGGTCAGTTTGATAGTACGGTAGACATTGACGATGATCTGACTATTGGTACAGACAAGTTCTTTGTAGATGTATCTACAGGTAAAACTGGTGTGGGCACGACTTCACCCGTTGCCAATATTGACCTAGTTGGGTCCGTTGGTGATTTGTTTACAACTGCTAACTGGCGCAAGGCTGTGGGATTAAATACTGGTAACTTATTGTATTGGCGAACCGCTAACAGTACTGACTGGGGTATTGGTGCAACTGGTGGTCACATGTATTTTACGACTTCTACTGCTTCGGACAATAGTGCCGCTCCTGATTATCGCATTACAATCAGAGGAGACAATGGGCGTGTGGGAATTGGGACAACAGCACCTGCCACAGAACTAGATGTAGCCGGAGATTTAACGGTCAGTGGCAACGCTGGGGTCGGTGGCGTCACGCCTCCGGCTGGTTCGCATTTGCAGGTCGCCTCTCAGAACCGTGCTGTGTCGGTCCTTGACTCTGGGACAAGCAACTACGCCGAACTTGGGTTTACGTCAGCGAGCGGTGACGGTCCTGCCTTTGGTCATTTCTCTGGCTATGACATTGGGTTCAAGACGGGCACAAGTCGTGCCGGTCTTGCTACGGCTATGCACATTGACAACGACGGCAGTGTTGGCATTAACGACACTACGCCGTCGTACAAGTTGGATGTCAACGGCAATCTTCGTTCTACTGGCCACATGTATGCCAATGACGACTTCTACGTCGGATCAAGTGGCAATGGCGACTCAATGATCCACTTCCACGACGACAACTCAAACACATGGCGTACCTTTAGGTGGGATGACTCAGCGAATGAGTTTATAGCCGAGCAACAAAACGGTTCCTCCTACCCCATCTGGACTCAATATAGATTCCGTGGAGGTTCTGCAAACGTTGCTGTAAACAGTTCAGGGTATGGCACCATTGCGCATGGTTTACCCTCGACTCCATCTTTTGCTTTTGTCACTTCATATACTACACTAAGCAGTGATAATGACAATCAGTTAGCGTTCCCAGTAACTTCGGTGGACGGTACAAATATTCAGTTCCGTGCGTATGAAATCAACGGAAATGGCAACTCAAACTACACTTCATCAACTATCTACAGTGCCACAGTTTACGTTTACTTTCTAGCGGCAGTGATGTAAGGAGCAAGTTATGGATATTTTATTAAGCCCACCTGATAGTGTTACCCCCAATGACATGCAAGTATATAGGGCCGACAAGATGCGACAAATAAGGGATCATCAGTTAGTAGCCTGTGATTGGACTCAAATGGCAGATATCCCCATGTCAGACGAATTAAAAACGGAGTGGAGAACATACCGTCAAGCATTGCGTGACCTACCAGCAACAGTAGGCACTCCGATTCCAGAAACCGTGACGTTCCCTGATCCCCCTACAAGTTAAAGAAAGGACATATTGCAATGTGTGGATGTGATGTGTGTGCTTGCACCCAAGACTGCAACTGTGGTTGTTGTTGCTGGGAAGAGTAATTGATTTATTGTGTTTATGATGGTATCATAGATACATGGCCCGTAAAGAACAAAGCGTAAAAAGAGTCATACTCGCAGAGGGATTTGCTTTGCCTGTTGAGGAAAAGCATTTTGACCAAATCATTAACACGGCGTCTAAGCCTGTCCTTGTAGACTTTTGGGCATCTTGGTGCGGTCCTTGTGACATTCAGGCACCAATTCTTGACGAATTTGCCGCAAAGTATGCGGATGAAGTTCAGGTCATCAAGGTTGAGGTAGATAAAGCACCTCTTCTTCAAGAGCGTTTTGACATCGCAAACATTCCCACGATGGTTGTATTTGTGGATGGCAAAGAACAAGACCGTGTTGTTGGTGCTCGCCCGATGCAACAGTTGGAAAAAGACTTGGCATCATTTACGAATGTTGAGACAAAGGCAGAGTAAGATGCCGGACTTGTGGGACGACTTGCCTGTAGAAATGATGGGTGATCGACCTGATGATGGTCTGTTGCGAAAAACTATTGTAAAACCAAAGAAACTTCAAGACACGGAAAGGGGCAAAGATGCTGAAGAAGGCTCTAGGGGCATTCACGGATCACCCGAAGTCAAATAGTATGAGTTATTTACAGCATTTTGCTTTTGCAATTAGTACTTCTGTTTTGCTTATATGGACAGGGATTGTTGGAATTATTCACGCAATTTTTCCGTTTTTGTTCAAAACTGACACAACCGACACAATTCGTTACCTAAATAGTGAGATAAGGCGTAGGTAAAATGGGCCTTGGTTGGCTACTTTTGATCGGCGCAATATTGTGGATTATTGTCGCCGTACTGGATTTATAGCCTTGACAATCCGGTAATAGTGTGATACCGTAGTATCCATGATAGTAGAACTAGAGCCTTGGGAATGGGTACACGCTTTGAATGTGGCCGCCCGAAGGCAAGAAGCAAACTGGGACTCACAGGATAAGTCTTATTACAAGCGTGGTCGCATGGAAGATGACCGCACTGCACAGGCTCGTGCTTGTGTTTGTGAGTTGGCAGTTGCTAAGGCTACTAATCGTTATTGGTCTGGTAGTGTTTGGACTAAGAATAATCACAGTAAATACAAGTCTGCCCATGCCGATGTTGGTACTAATTTTGAGGTTCGTTGCATTCGCACTCGCAATGCTGCTGCTGTTAGAGAGCATCAGGTTGGCAAGGGGCTTCATCTTTTTGTGGCTAGAACTGTAGATGACGAGTTTAAAAAAGTTGACATTCTTGGTCACATCAAGTATGATGACGCTTGGGAACTTGGAACTACACCAAACTACATTGACCCTTCTACCGAAAAGGCTGGCAAAAGATCCCGTGAGATAGACATTAAACATCTCACTAAACTTGATGGTTACGAAGACCGTCGCACTGTTTAAAATCTAGGGAGCGTAGCCAAGCGGTAAGGCAGCGGACTTTTAATCCGAAGAGCGTGGGTTCGACCCCCACCGCTCCCACCATGAGTAACACACCAATGACAATCGCAGTCTCAATGGCTGAAAAATCAAATCATCAAAAATGGAAACTAGGCTCTGTAGTATGGAGAGGTGGCTCTGTCCTAGGTAAGGGGCATAATCGCCATAGAAACAGTCCTTCTGTTGTGGAAGATGACAAGTATTTTCACTGCTCTGTTCACGCTGAAATTGATGCTTTGAGGAATTCTGGGGAAACAAACGGCGCTAAGATGTTTGTTGCCAGAATCACAAAGGGTGGCCAGATTGGGCTTGCAAAACCTTGCCCAAGATGTTATGAGGCTATCAAGGCTTCAGGCATCAAGAAGGTTTACTACACTACTTCTACTGGGGAGTGGAAAGTGTATAGGGTGTGAAATCACGCCCTCGTGGCGCAGTCTGGATAGCGCAAGAGACTTCTAATCTCTAGGTCGCAGGTTCGAATCCTGCCGAGGGCACTTGACATAAATCCACAAGAAAGGTAATATAGATATTATGACTGATACATCAACTAATATCAATCTTGACCCGCAAGCCGTTATTCAGGAACTTGCGAATCAAGTTAGCAATTTAACACTTGAAAACTCAACTCTTCGTGTTGCAGTTAACACCCTTCAAACACAGTTAGCGGAGGCTACTGCTTTGGCCGAGGTGGTTGCAGACAAGAAGGCACCTAGTTCTAAGAAGTAGTACTGGTGCTTCGGTATACTATAGATAACTAGGAGGTTACTTATGGCTGCTGGAGCATACGATATTACTTGTGAACAAGGCGCTACGTTTAGTCGAACACTAACTGTCAAAGATGCCAACGGTGACGCACGGGATTTAAGCAGTCATACTGCTCGGATGCACGTCAGAAGAACTGTGAGTTCGTCTTCCACTCTCATAACTTTGACTACGGAGAATGGTAGGATTTCGTTAAACAGTAGTGGTGAGATAACTTTGTCAATTACCGCTGTTGATACTGCTAGTATAACTGATGGTGGTGTGTACGACCTTGAGATCATATCAAGCGGTGGCGCTGTTGAGAGGGTCGTTGAAGGAAACTTTTATTTAGACTTAGAGGTAACACGATAATGTTTGCACACGATGATGGCTTATTAGCGGATACTGTTTGGAATGAGTATCTAGAGTTACAAAAAGAACACATTCAGTTAAAAGCACAATTGGTCGTTGCCGAAAAAGTTTGTACAAGCCTTCAAGAAACAATTACTGAATTAGAGTCAACCGTTGTTGAGTTGAACGCAAGTTTGGCCACGTCTGACGCCGAACTTAAAGAAGATGATTAAAGAACTATCTTGGAATGTTGACGGTCACAGAATCCTAGTTAACATTAACCAAACTGAAGTTGATATCACACCTAGTATTTGCCCTCACGGCGCAACCGAAGATGCCCCATGCTTTCACAAGGGCATCAATGGCTGTGTTGTTAACTACTTTGTTAATACATATGGTCTTCAAGTAAACACTGGCGTTGTGGCCGCAGAATCTTCTATAGAGATTGCGTGGACAATGAGTGGTAGTGAGTGGGAAGTTGATTTAGTCGATCTAAAAATCATACCCGTGAATGACCCTAATTTTAGTGATTGGTATTCGTCTATAACTAACTAGTAGTGGTAGGACCCCTTCAAATTTCGGTAGAATGTATATGTAGGTATTTTTTGGAGGAATCGTGTCACAGTTTGTGCTTTCATATCCTTTTAGGATGAACAATAACAACAGACGAGCAAGAGTCGTTGTTAGTGGCTCAGACACATACAAGGCGCAACAAGTTAAGGCGTTTATCCGCACAGAAAGAGAAGAGCGCTTAATATTTCCAGGTTTTGGGATAGTTGAGCCAACCTTTCACACATTTGATACAGGTCAGTTTTATGATTCCTTTAATGACTTTTATAGTCCAAATG